CGAAGGAGGAATGACCAGCTTTTTGGGTTTTGCTGCAATCAGCAAGCCACGCTCATCGGTCCAAGCTGCGATCTGAATGACCGAGTTCTCCAAAGAAGTCTCGTTCAAGTCAGCAGCAGTGGTGGGACGATTGCTGTTTACACCACCGGAAGTCAGTGGGTGAGCAGTCGAGCAGAGGGAAACGCCGTCACCGTACACCACGCTGGAATTAAACGCATTGTTCAATACAAACGCTGCTTTAACTTGTTTGGTGTAAGCCATACCACGGGCCAAAGCCTTGGTGTAGCGGCTGGAGAGGCTGTCGTACAAGTTATCTTCCACGGCCTCTTCAGTGATGGAGAAGCCCATCGCAATGGTTTCGTGGTTGTAACGTGCAGTCCAAGCTTCCTGCGCATTGTCATAAGCAATGGCAGCGCCCTCGTTCTTCACCGGAGCGGCGGAAAAGCCAGACAGCTTGGTTTCCTCTTCAAAACTACGCTCCGAGGATTCGGTTTCGTAGATTTCCTTGTGCTGCTCTCCGTACTTGGCGTACTCAAGGCCGAACAAAGCGTTCAGGCCGGGGAGCAGTTCTTTCAACAGTTGTGCGCGTGAAATAGCCATGATTTACTCCTTAGACACCAGTGGTGTTGTTGTACTGATGTGTGTTGATTTTCACCAACAGTTCAGCATAAGTGTCGGCTCCGGTGGCCGTTTCGGGCACAACGTCGATGACGCGGATTGGAATCGTGGCAGTGGTTCCAGCACCAGTCAAAGTAACTGCAAAAGCAGAGTTGCCGGTAGCGGTATTGCCTGCGTTCAAAACGAGGGCAAGGTTAGTACCAACGACAGTGCGGCCAGCAGTACTCATGGTGGTTCCAGAGGTCACGACTGCGACTTTGAATAGGGCCATTGGATCATCAACAATGTAGGCGTAAGCCAGATTGGCTGAGGTAGATGCCGATGCGGGGATGTACTGAGCTTGAACGGTTTGACCGCTAGAGTTCACGTACTGTCCGCCCATGCAGACGCCAACAATGTCACCAGAGTTGGTTGTGGTTGATTTAACAAGATAACCGTCACTGTTGATGACCACGGTATCGCCATCAAAAATGGCGGTTCCGAAGCCAGCAGCTACGGGAATCTGACGGAAGGCACCGGCATAAGGCATGCCATCAATTCGATTGATGGGTTGCAAGCCATATGGACGGTCAACTGTGGGGTAAGCCATGTTTGAACTCCAAAAAAGTTAAATACTTTTACCAAAAGTAACCTTGGATGAACGCTCTTTGAAGAGCGGCATCTTTGCGTTACTTTCACGCATAAAGCTGTTGTCCACTGACTGCATCTGCTGGTCGGCTTGATTGCCGAAGTAAGCATTACGCTGTTCAATGAACTCAGCAGGTGTTTTGCAAAGAAGCAGGCCACCAACCAAAACTGCGTCTGGAAAGCGAGCATCGGGCATGCTGCCAAACAAACGAATTTCTGGGTGATCTGATGCCTTTACGGGTTCCCAACCCTCTCGGAGCTTTGACGAAACGTTAAGCGGATCAGCGGCGTTTAAGGTGCTGACTCGAATCCAGCGAAAAGCGTACCCGTCCTCTGGTGTGGGGTCGGGCAGAAGCTGGGGCGGCATCCACTTCGCGGAGCGAGTAGAAGCTGCACGAGTATCAAGTTCACGTTTGTCACGATTTTGTTCAGCCATTTTCATTTCCTCATTTGTTCCGCAACCTTACGAGCATAGAGTTCCAGAGGAACACCAAGCCGCTTGGCAATTTCGACCTGCGATTTAGTAAGTACGACCTTTCGGGGAGCAGTATTACGTGTTGCGGGTGCGACAACATTCGATTTTCTCGGGGAAGAAGAAGCATCCCCCGGTCTTTCGGACTCGAATATATCCGAAAAACGATTTTGCATCTCTGCGTCGATTTTATTGTAATAAGCATCGCTGCCAGATGCAAATCCTTGTTCGACCAATTCATCGTGAAGACCAAGGGCATAAGCCGTCATCTTCTTGTTTTCGCCGAACCAAGTGTTCTTTTCCGTCCATTCACGGAGCTTGTCGTCAATCTGCGGTGGTGTTGGCCGGGAGACTGGCAGGCGGGTTTCTGCCTCTGCCTGCGGGGCTGGCTTGTAGTTGTTTACACGCTCTGCCCGCATTTTTGCGACAGTCATTGCCTCCTGCGCGTTAGCCACGGCATCTGCATCGCCGGACTCATAAGCTGCCTTGAAGCGTTGCTTGGCCTGCTCCATCTCATTGGCAACAACCTTCTTGGCCTGCTCATGCAGTGCGTTTTGGCCCTGGTGCAGACTGCCCTTGAGTTTTTTGTTTTCCTCAATGATCTGCTTTGCCACATTGATGGCCTCTTCACGCTCTCGCAGTGCCGATTCTTTGGCCCTGCGTTCATCGTGATAGCCTTTACCCAAATGAGCCAACCGCGTTTTCAAACGCTGGTCGGTGTACTTCTCCAACTCTTCGTCGGTAACGTCCTTGGGGGACTCTGTAAGAGGTTCGCGGTTGCGGTCCTGCTCTGGAGTGTCGTCAACAATCTCAACATCCTCTGCAACTACTCGCCCGCCTGCGCGGAGGTTTTTTTCCTCGATTTCGTCGGGGAACTCAAACTCAGTTTTTTCAATTTCTGCCATGATGACTCCTTATGGACGTTGAATGCCGCGTGGGTCTTCAACAACAGCCTCTACTGAGTCGTCGTTGATGATCCTCCACTCGGTGCCGTGAATTTTCATTCGAGTACCGCTGTTGGGGCGGACCAAAATAAAGTCCCCAACTTGGCAGCTTGCGCCACTTGGGAAGCGTTTTTCGTCCTTGAATGCATCTGGTCCTATCTTGGCGACAAAGAGGACTGGCGATAGCAGTTCTTCAAACTGCATCGTCTGGTTGGCCTTTAAAAGACCACCTTCATACTCTTCTTTCGCCTCTGGAAGCATGCACAGAAGGTGATAAGTTACCGGGTCGGGAATCTGTTTGGCTTTTTCTTCAGCGGATTGGCTGAGAATGCCAGACAGGTCCACGGCCTGCACATCAAAGTTCGTCATCATTTGCCTTTATCTTTTGCACGAGGTCTTCAAGTTCAAACTGTGCGGTCTTTAGACCCCGGATGAAGCCGCACAATTCTTTGTAATCTTCAAAGGTCTTGCAACCTCCTTGGCTTACAAATTCCATCATTGCCTTTTCACGCTCAATCAACTTGTTGTTGATGTAGTCAAGGTACTGGTTGTCCATGTATTACTGCCTTGGGGCTTGTTGAGCCTGCATGGCCTGCTGCTGTTGAATCTGCATCTGCTGCTGCTTTGCAGCCATCTCTATTGCATGGGCCTCTTGCATCTGAGCGATTTCCATCTGCGTTCGATACGCAGCCATTTCCGGGTCTTCTCCAACCTTTTGAGCGGCCTCCCTGGCCTTTAGCCCAAGCTCTTCTGCCTTGAGTTGCAAGTCGCCACGGACCTTCATTGCCTTGATCTGTGAGTCTTGCTCTTTGATCTTCAGTTCTTGCATCTGCATTTGGATGAGTGGGTCTTGCGCGGCCTGTTGGGACTGCTGTTGGGCAGCTTGGCCTTTGCTTTGTGCAAGCACTTGCTGCGCTGCCATTGCAACCATTTTTGCCAGCATGACTTCGGCCTCTTCCGGCATTTCTGCGTTGGGCGCAGGCAGGGGGACACCCAGTTGCTCTTCAATCTTTTTGCGATAGGCAAAGGCAAGATGCTCGGATACGTGGGCCATGATTTCGGCCTGCATCTTTGCACTCTGTGGGTTTTGACCAATCTGCGCCATGAGCAGAGGGTCTTGGGTCAAAGCCATGTGGACTGCGATATGCGCATCGTGGTCTTGATACACGAAGGCTTTTGTGGGCTTCCCGGTGAGGAAGGCCATGTTCTCTGACACAGGATCACGCGGGGTCATGTCGCTGTCAATTGGGACAAGCTTCTCTGCGTTTTTGATACCCAGGACCTCAATCATTTGACGGTGCAGTTGGGGCAGATCGTAGATTTGCGGGGCTTGCGCAGACAGTTGAATGACTGCTTGATACTGCATGATCCGCTGCGCCATGGTTGCGCTGTTGGGATCAGAGACTGGGATGATTTCTACGAGGTCATAGTCCGCTTGCTTTGCGGATGGCTTGCCGCCCTCGGGCTCGTAGTCGTAGTCGGTTGGGGAGTTGTCCCGGATGATTGCTTTGAGAAGTTTAAACTCCTCTTTCATGGAGTTGTGGACCCTGGCCTGAACCGCGCTCATGGTTTTGAGTTGGCGTTCCAACAAAGCCAGCGTAGTGCCCACGGGGGCATTGGCCCCCATGTCACTCATCTTCATATCTGCGACTGAACCCAAGCGCCGTGCTTCGTCGGTAATGCGCTCCAACAAAAGGGCAAGCACTTGGCTTGGTTCTTTGTATGGAAGGGGCATGATATTGTCACGCATCGTGCCGGATGGCACATCTACATCTCGCCACTCACCGGGAGCGATTGGGGTGTCATCACCCTTGATGCGCAGGCCGCGAGTCTTAACGCCGCCCGGTAAATTAGACAGAGTTCCTGCGTCTACCAA